CAGATGACAAAGCTTCTTCAACTTGAAGATCACCACTCACATTAACCAAAGATGTTTTGATTGTTAGTTTACTTTGTAGTCCAGGAACAAGCCCAGGATTTGAACCAGCATTAATTTTCATGTTACCAAAAGATGTTACAGTGTGTATACCTTGTACAGTCTGTGTATAATCACCTTTAATGTACTGTTCAACACTGCCATCAATTTGTTCAACTTTATTGCCTTTTACATAGAAATAAGCATCACCATTTACTGTGATGTTTAATTTTTTTGCTAATTGACCATCATCCACACCAATAGAGATGTTGTGATCACCCAAAACAATCTGATAACCATCACCGATAATTTTGTGTACTTCATCGCCGTTTGGATGTATCTCCGTGAATGTTCCGGATTTGTGTTGTAGGCGAATTCGTTCACGGGTTGGTGTGTCATCCAGTTCAAATGAATGCCCACCTTTTGTCTGTGTTATATTATTATACGGATATACAGGCTGATAATCGCTGTTTGCAGCAGATTCGGGTTCAGTCCATGCCAATACTCCGTCGGGTCTTTTTACAGTTGTTGTCATAATTTATTAGGGTGAAGATGATTGTTCCATTAGTGCTCCGGTTGTATTTGCAAACGCAGCATTCGCATTCGGTGTATTTTGATTTATATATGTTATGAAATTATTAGCACTATTTTCTGATGGATCGTTTATTAAAGACAGAAGTTCCGGAGAATAATTTTGTGAATCGTTATTAAATTCAATTCTTGTGGCATCTTCAACTTCCTTTACTGCACCAACAAATTGATCAGCAATTCGTCTTGCTTGGCCGACAGTTGCATTTTCAATCTGACTAGGAATGGACTGTAAGCTTTGAACTGCCTGTTGCAGAGAACTAGTAAAGTTTGCAATACATGCAAGCAATAAATTTTTAATTTTTTCTGGTAGACTTCTAATCCAGTTTATCAATTCAATAATTTGTTGTGCAAAAAATACCCATTGCAAAACACTTTCAATCGCATCGGCCACATCTTCGATAGCTTGATTTACTCTTCTGATCGCATCTTTTGCAAAATCAACGACCAAAGAGATTTGTCCAGAAGGATCGAAATTTAGTGCCGTTGTTATCGCCTTCATTATTTTTTTGACAACTTCAATCGCTTTCTGTAACAAATCTCTCATGCGGATTGCTGCTTTCAATTTGGCATTACGAATTGCACGTTGTATTGCAGCAATTGGATTGACCAAACCCAAAGACGCAAAAATATCAATATTAAAAATGAATCTGAAATCACATACGTGTGTCAAGTTCTTATTCATAAGATCAATTGCTGATCCCGGAACATAACCTCTAGCCAAAGCCGGTGTCGTTTGCACACCAGGTTTCGCAAACATACGGGAAAACGTTGAGTTGGGTGGAAATGTTTCCGTGATTTTGAAGTTTATTAAGTCAAAACCGCCTATATTGACTGTTGTTGGTTTTTTTTCTGTTGCCATTTATACCTCAAATGAAATAATCGTTTCCGCCAATATTTTTATCTTCTGCTGTGGGTACAAAACCAGGGATAACACCAAACATCACAGGAAACTGGCCGGCCAGACCATCAAAGAAGAAACCAACCACCCAATCATTTAATTCTGGCGAAGAAAAGGACTTTGGATTATTGCATGGTAATATTGGTAAAGCCCATGGTAAATCAGTTACTGGTATTTTTTGTTGTGAATCTTTACTGCCATCATAGTGCCAACCAAAAATTCGAACTTGACAACGGCCCAAACCAAGAGGATCCATTCTATTTTCAACAGTTCCAACCCACCAAATTAATCCATCTTTACCTAAAAAATTTGTCATTTCAATTTTGCTCCATCAACTACGTATATCAACGTATGTTCCCGGTGAACTATCTCTAGTTATTTCTAAAATAGTTTGAAACACACCTTGTGATTGAACTATGTGTCTCACAGCTGTCACCAAATATTTACCAGAATAAAATTTATCAAATTCTTTTCTACCACTTTTATAGTCTAAAGCTGGCAGATTAAAATTGATAACTGAACCTGCTGTTAAACCTGTGTCGCCTGGTACTCTAATCTTTAGGATTGTATAGTTTGCTAAGGCCAGTTGTGCGGTTCTGTTTCTCACAGTTTCCTGAATAAAAACATCTGGTGACAAATTCTTTTGGAAAGCATCTAAGTTTTGAAATGTTGGTTTCAATTTTTGATTTGAATTCGACACAACCAATTTTAAGACTGACGAATAATTGGTATCTCTTGAATCAGTGTATTCTGATACATCTGTTGGTGAACCTTTATTCAGTCTTGTACCAGTATATTTTGTATAATCAAAATCTGTAAAATTAATTGATCTATTTAAAGGATCAAAAAACATAACTCTGTTTACAAATGTGCCAGAATTAATCTCATTCAAACTATCAAAATCTTTGACAAATTGGTAATCCAATACAGAGGTTGCCTTTTGTTCAAAAGTTTGACTTTCAATGTTTTTAATATTATATGTGTATGTCTTGTATGGTTGATCTTTGTAAATACTAGAAATTGATCTAAACTGAAAACCATCTTTTGTTTCAAAGAACAACATATCGGCAGTTTGCCCACCATTCTTTAGTGGTTTCGCATATGTACACATCCAACTTATTGCCTCAAATGGTCGAAGTGTTGGAATTATAAAATCATAAACACCAACTGTTTTTTCAAAATTTTGTAAGTCTAATCTTTTGGGATCAACTTTCAATTGTGTTAAAAGAATATCGGTTATAATTTGATGTATTGCCTTACCTTTGTAAGATTTCACCACTTTTGTTTGTTCAGAATCGAATAATTCTTTTGAACAAAAATATATTTTTAGATATTCACTTGATTGATTTCCAACCGGTTTTCTATCTGGTATAGAATAAATTCTATATTTTTTTAAATTTCCAGGCAACTTACCAATATTTTCTGACCCACCTTTTACTTGACCAAAACTGATTTGAATCTCTTCTTTACCAGACAACTGAAACTTTTCCACCAAACCAACACCATCACGTATGATAACATAACCAGAAACAACAAAGCTGTACATGTCCTCGAAAAAACACAGTTCTGTAAAAAGCTTAGTTACATCAAACTCACCAGTTGATGCAAAGATCCTTAATTCATCTACACTCGCACTTTGAGGATAGTAAGCTACGTTTTTTGGAGTATCAATCATTTTATTCAGACATTAGTGTTTCAAATTGCGAATTAATAGTTTGTGCAAATTCTTTCTTTATGACTTTTATGTTTCTTTTCGATTCATTGAAATCCAACTCATATTGATACATTGTTATCGCTGCTTTCGAAATTGTTATCGTGGTTGTACTTGTTGGAAATTGATAAACGGTTTTCGATGGTATCAAACCATTATAAGTATCTTCATCAATCGTTACCTTTTTTTCTGTCGTGGTTCTTGTTGATGATTCATATTGTGAAATAATTTTTTCGTAATGGTGTACTGTTGAATATGGATTTTGTGTTGTGTATTTGTCAACAATGTATCTTTCGAAAGAAGCACGATCTAGTGGCCAACCCCATTGTGGATCACTTATTTGATTTGCATAAAGAATTAACCAGTAAAAATAGGAATCATTATAATATCTATGTGCAATCATTTCTGGTGTTTCACCATCTTGTACATCATAACTATAGAATAGAAGTGGATTATCCAATAGAGTTTGTATAATGCTACTTCTAGCCAGCAAATTCACCATGACACTTCTTGTGCCATCTTTCTGAGTTGTGACTACTTTTGGATATTTTGTAAAGTAACTCATTAAAATCCTTGGTTGATCTGAGTCTTATCGACAAGAACGATTTCTTGAAATTGAAGTGACACAACTGTTTGAACTGGTGCGCCGTTGCCCTCGAAAGCTGCCCATCCGTTTGGTGCATAATTTACGTTTACGTTTTTCAAAACACTTCTTTTTAAAAGATTTATATTTGGATTTACTTTTCCATTATAACGGAAAGAAACATTAAAAACTGATGGTGGTATGAAGAAGAATCCTCCTACGCCACCTATTTGTGGTGCAGCATGATAACGAAGTGTTTTTATGATAGCATTCACACTTCTGGTTTCTTCAGGTGAACTTGGTGTAAAAGTAAATGTCATGTCATATGGTCTAAAATCTATGCCCTCAAACAACACTTGTTGTTGTGGATTGAAAACATATCCTGCAGCACTCATTGCTAGTTTAACGGCTGAATTTTCCGCTATCGATGTTATAGCATTTGTCAATCCACCAAGACTGGTTATGGGTGTAGAATTTATAGCCGAAGACAAACTTAAACTATTATATGTCGCATCATAAGTAAAATTCATTGTTTCCGGCATATACAATGCAATGGTTGCAACTGCATTATCTTTAGTTCTGGGAGAAATGTTAACCGCGGTTGGGCTAATCACACTTTGAAAAAAACTTTTAGTACCAGCTATCAAACCTTGAGAAGTAACTTCATTGGGATTGGTAACACTATGCCCACCACTTTCATCATTAACAGTTGTGGTTGCTGGTGCATTCAAATTTATACCAAAAGGCTTTAGTGTTTCTGCCAAAGAAACAGGATTAATTTCATATATATCAAAATAAACAGCATGCCCTTTTCTTGAACTTTCCAAATCTTTGGGATAAGATAATGAATAATTTGAAGAAACTGTATACTTTGATTTATACAGGTCGGCAGCAGGACCAGCCGAAGGGTCAAAAACTTGCTGTGTAATTTCGTTGTAAACAGTTTGAGTGGCTGTATTTGCTGTTGCCATTTAATACCTTATTTTCTTGTTTGCAGAGTGCATACATAATATTTATATGACATACAAATCATCTTACAAGGGTCTGTTTAGACCCAGAAATCCACGGAAATATGTGGGTGATCACACAAATATTGTTTATCGTTCATCTTGGGAATGTAGGGTGATGAACTGGCTCGACAAAAATCCAGATATAATATCATGGGCTTCTGAGGAAATGATTGTTCCTTATATATCGCCGGTTGATGGAAAGTGGCACAGATATTTTCCAGATTTTCTAGTCAAGGTGCGAACAAAAGACGGAAAACAAAAAACGATGATGTTGGAAGTCAAACCAAAGAAACAAACACACGCGCCAGAAGTCAAGAAAAGAGTAACGAAACAGTATATCAATGAAGTTGCAACTTGGGGTGTCAATCAGGCAAAATGGAAAGCCGCGACCGAATACTGTTTGGACCGTGGTTGGGAGTTCAAAATCATCACCGAAGAACACCTTGGACTCTAACTAAATATTACATGGCTACAAAACCTTCAATACTCACTACAATAGCAGAAGAAAAATCTGCGGCTGGCGTTCAGAACATGAGTCGCCAGTCTTTTGCATGGTTAAGACAAAAGATGTTGCAGCTCAGAAATCCAACTGCATACATCCCACCAATGACGAGGGAAAAGTTTAGATACACACCACCATCAAATAGACAGAAGTTTTTACTTGGTGGCTTGTATTTCTTCATATATGATCCCAAAACCAAAGTTGAATTGCCATATTATGATAGATTTCCACTGGTGATGCCACTCCAAAGGCAATCTGACGGGTTTTTAGGTTTAAATCTGCATTATTTACCGGTTAATTACCGAATCCTGTTCATGCGTAAGTTGATGGGTAGAGCCATCTATGATGAGAATGATGAGATTAAACGCATCCGCATAACCTATGACATACTGGACGCAACCAGGCGACTGAGGGAGTTCAGGCCGTGCGTGAAACAGTACTTGTACTCACATGTCAGATCCAGAATCCTGGCGGTTCAACCTGATGAGTGGGACGTTGCCACATATTTACCAGTACACCAGTTTAAAAAACAAGCCGCCAAATCAGTTTGGCAAGATTCTATCGAAGAAATAAGGAATTCATAAATGTCATTATCAATTGACAGAATAGTCGCATCTTTTAGGAGCGATTTTGCTAGACCTAATAGATTTCAGGTATTTTTTCCTCTGCCCAATTTTCCTCCATCTCTAGAAGTAGATATTTATGGTAGTTCTGAAGCAATATTGACATTCAGATGTGAGAATGCACAGATACCAGGAAGAACTTTAGCAACAACCGAACAGAGAACCTATGGACCAATTGAAAAGTTTCCATATCTTACAACATACAACGATCTTGATGTAACGTTAATTGTCGATAGCGACATGAAACAAAAGAAGTTGTTTGATGCATGGATGCAACTTATCAATCCTTCTTCCACCAACAACTTTAATTATAGAAACACATATTGTACCGATATCACCGTTAAACAATATGATGTTACAGATAAAGTTACACATGAAGTGAGATTTATTGAATCGTATCCAATTTCAATCAATCAGATGGACTTGGACTGGAGTTCTGATGGATATCATAAACTGAATGCAACATTTGCATATACTAGATGGGAAACTATCGTTTGAATTTATAAGGAGTTACTATGGCTTTACCAAGACTTGAAGTGCCAACATATGAAATTGAATTGCCACTTTCAAAAAAGAAAATAAAATACAGACCATTCCTAGTCAAAGAGCAAAAGAATCTTCTGATGGCAATGGAATCTGGTGATGCGGACACTATTCAACACAACATCAGAGAGATTCTGAATGTTTGTACAATGACTGAAGGTGTTGATTTGGATGAACTTCCAATTATTGATGTTGAATATTATTTCATCAACCTCAGAGCAAAGTCTGTTGGTGAAATTTCGGAATCAAAGTATCGTTGCAACAATAAAGTTACTGACACGAAAGAATGTGGTAATATCATGGAGTCGAAAATCAATTTGACTGAGATATATCCAGAATCCGAGGAAGTGGTTGATC